TTAGGGAGAGAAAGTTTAGAAAAACAAATAATAGATTATTTAAACTATTTTGAAGAAAACAAACATGATTTATTGACTAGAAGAGGGTTGTATATATATGGCAACCCTGGTGTAGGAAAGACGCAAATTGTTAAAACTATTTTAAAAAAACTAGATTATGATATAATATCATTTGACGCAGGAGACGTGCGAAACAAATCTGCTATTGATAAAATCACCAAGCATAACATGTCGGACAAAAACATAATGAATTTGTTTTACAAAAAAAGTAAAAAAATCGCAATTGTTATGGACGAGATTGATGGAATGAATAGTGGTGATAAAGGAGGAATAAATTCACTTATCAAGTTGATGCGTCCAAAGAAAACAAGAAGACAAAAAAAGGAAGACATAACACTTAATCCTATTATATGCATCGGTAATTACCATATTGATAAAAAGATTAAAGAAATCAAGAAAACGATAGAATGTATTGAAATTAAAAACCCTACTCAATCTCAAGTTAAACAACTTTTATCTAAAATATTAAAAAATGGAAATATTATATCCAATAAAAAGGGAGAGATATTAACAAAATATATCGGTGGTGATTTACGTAAACTTAAGTTTATTAATGAAGTACAACATGTAAAATCACTTTTTGAAAACGATACTTGTCTTAATCAATTATTTCAAGGTGTAGACTATAACGACGATACTAAAATCATAACCAAAAAGTTATTAAACAATCATTACCATATTGACGAGCACTTTAAAATAATGAATGATACAAATAGAACAAGTGTTGCTTTATTGTTTCACGAAAACATCATTGATTGTTTATCAAATACTAAAACAAACGAAACTATTGATTTTTACTTAAAGATATTAGAAAACATATGTTTTTCTGACTACATTGACCGTATAACATTTCAAAAACAAATATGGATATTTAATGAAATGAGTTCATTGATAAAAACACTATACAATAATCATATTTTTCATACTGAAAATGTTGTAAAACGTCCATACACAAGCAATAATGTAAGATTTACAAAGGTATTAACTAAATATTCAACTGAATACAATAACAGCGTCTTTATACAAGATATGTGTCAAAAATTTAACATGGACCATAAAGACCTTTTATGTTATTTTTACAATTTAAGAGAAACATCTAATTCCATTCAAGATATCATTGATATGTTTGAGAAAAAACAAATCATCAATAAATTAGAAACAGTTCGTATGTATAGATATATTGATTCGTGCTATCAATAATCTATAATCTATAATCTATAATCTATAATCTATAATCTATAATCTTAACAATATAATTATATTAGTTATATTGTTAAATATTAATATCATCCGTTTTAATATTGCTTTACAAATTCCATAAAGGCACCTGAGGTTCGTTCTCCGCTATAGTCTGCTATTTTATTATTATTTTCATCCAACATCATAATTGTTGGATATCCTTTTACTCCCATCTTTTCAATTAAAGCAGGGTCTTCGTCTTTTTCAACCTTTCCTACATTTACACTGCCATTGTAACTACTTTCAAACTTATTCCATTCTGGCATCATTTTTTTACAATGACCACATTTTTCCCAATGAAACAAAATAAACTTTTTTCCTTCTTTGTTTGCCATTCCTTCCTTCATAATACGCAATCCACTTAAACTATTCAACAAAGCATCCAATAAAAAGCGAAATGCAATAAATATCAAGATGTAAACAATGACACGAGGGACGATTGCTAATTTCTGTATTGATTTAATTAAACCAGTTATCTTCATTATAACATAACAAAACAAAAAAATATCCACACAAATAAAAATACATTCACACAAATACAACATTAAACAGTGGTATAGAACTCCAATAATGACTTGTCACGAATAAATGCCTTTGGTGATATTTTAGTCTTTCTAACATAGTCTGGATGAGGATTCACTAACAGTTTTCTTTTGTCAAATGTATTGTATTGATGAGCAAATACAAGAATAGTTTTCTTTGGGTCTAACTGAACAAATGGAATAGTGTAATTTTTAAGAAACGCCTTTTCTTCAGCAATCTCAGCATCATCGTCATATCTTGTTATTTGTAACAATTCCTTTTTAAACGCAAACGTTCCAGCAGTTCCATGATTTTTTCCATACGGACCAAAAATATACAATTGGTCTAAATCATTAAAGTAAATGTAAACAATACTACTACCAGCACACAAAGCACGGGGTTGAGAGCGCAATCTATCTACAGCATGAGTTACTCTATCTGGTGGGTAATAATCATCGTCGTCCATATAAACCAAAATGTCTCCACTTGCCTTTTCATGCATCAAATTACGCTTTCTACCCAATTTAATCTTTTCTTCATACCTGAAATACTTAACACCTTCTACGTCCTTAAACAAATCCTCCACTGAATCTTCTCCATCATCAATAATAATCCACTCCATCAATTCTTTGGGATAAGTTTGTGCTTGATAACACTTAATTAACTGTGGAATAAACATACGTCGGTTATACGTTGGTGTGCATACACTTACAAATGGCTTACCATTTGCGGATACTTTCTTTTTACGGTTCTTTTTTCCTCCCATTATTTATCTATCAATAAAATATCTTTAATATATTAATTTATTTATTGTAGTTTAATATATTATTTTGTAGTTTAAGCAGATGGTGCTGGCTGCGATGCCGGAATTTTAGATCCAAACAAAGCATTGTAAATAAAGTATAATGGTATCAATATAAATGGTAAAGCAATCGCTACAATTGCCAAACCCTTTGAGTTTACATTTATTGGTAACTTATCAGGAAAGTATAAATTGTACTTTTGAACCAATAATACACCAAATATAAGCATCATTATTACTAAATTTAAATATGATTTAGTTATGTTTTTAAATACATTGTTAACCTTTGTAATATTTCTAAACATTTTTACAATATAACCAATGGTAAAGAAAAATCCAATTACAGCAGGTATCAATATAAAGTGTACCAATCCACCAACTGTCAACCACAGAAAGATAGTTGCAAAATTATATTTAAAAAACCAAGAATCTTTGTTCATAAAGAAATCGCTATTGATTAAATTAATCGTACTTTTAATATAACCTAAATGAAGATGACCAAACATAAATATACCAGCAAACATCATTCCAATAAAATACATTGCTATTGGCAATACTCCTGCTATTAATAACTGAATAACAGAACGTATTTGTGATGGAGTTTTACCATATGTTTTTTTAGAATCCCACAAAGCACCACCTTCTCCACCAAAATAAAGCGATTCCATAATCTTATTTTTCTGACAAAATACATAAAACAAAGCATCTCTAGGTATTTTCGCCAATCCAATATATAATGATTTAATAAATACATACACGTCTGGTGAACTATCTTGATATATTTCAATCATATTCATAAACTTATTTACACTGAATTGATGGCTTTCTTCATCTAAATCCAAATCTTTGGATTGAACGGAATGATAACTGTTCCATATTAAGAAGCATCCTATATAAACAAATACAAATAACCGTATAAAAACCATTAATATCTCTTTTAATACAGCAACACTTCGTTCAACATACGAATCATTTTTAATCTTATATCTACGGGCATTTATTGTATCTACTAATTTATTATGCATATTGCCTGCTTTATAATATGGCCATTCAGGACTCTTGTAATAGTTATCAATAAACTCATAAGGGTCTCCTTTCCATTGTTGTAAATGTTTTTCCAAATACTTCCAATCCTTTTTATACTTATATGTTTTGTATATATCATTTAAATTTTCCGCCCTTTCTATTTTCTTTTTTGACTTTTTAACAGTATTATCTTGTTTAGACGGCTTTTTATCTTTGTCGTCTTTTTCCTTTCTTATATTATCTTTTTGTGTTTCCTTTTTACGATTTAACATACTTGCCATTTATATATTATAATTATTTATTAAAAAATAAAATTAATTATAATTTACATACAATATAATTTACATACAATATAATTTACATACAATAATAGTTTCCTAAATATTTTTCACGTAACCATTATTAATTTATGATTAAACTTTTTATATGTGGATAATATATACAAAGATTACCATGAATAATATATTCAACGCAAAACTAATATTTTCGTTATTTTTCTTATTAGTAATATTAATAGCCGCATTATTGTATCGTAGCACCATAAAAGAGTATTTCGTATCTCAAATAGCAAAATCATATGATACAAATGAGTTTAAAACAATTGTTTTAGATAAAATGGACAATTATGACATTGAGATAGCTATTCCATCAGGGCAATACTTATACAATACCACCCAAGGAAATTGGGGATTTTCCACCGATGAAACAAACGACGGTGTTGTGTTTGGTGTGTATAGAGATGGTTACACTGCCGATGGGTCTATTTTTAAAGGAAAAACTGGAAAACGCTTTAAATACATGTTGGAACAAGGGCCATATCTTATCCGTTACGAAGTTCGCAAAAACAATGATACAGATGAACACGACGTATCTATTTTTGTAGATGATAAATTAATCAAAATAGCAGAAGGTGAAGGTGTCACATCCGATAAAATTAAAGTAATAGGAACCAACTATCACAATTACAACGATGAAGCAAAAAAGGACGAACGAGGAAGAAGACCGGTTGATTATTTAAAATTCGTTCCCAAAGATGTAAATGGTAAATCCAGAGAAGGATTCACAGACAATTCATCCTCTCAACCAAACACAAACACAAATGAGAAAACAACTAGTGATGTTAATTACACCGCTGAGTCAAAAAAGTCAAATCATATTGCCAATACTGAAATAAATGAAGGTGAATTTATATCAAAGATGTGTCGTGATGAAGGTATATTTTGCAGTAAAATACAAGATATCAATATAAATCTACACACTGGTAAAATCCATTACATTGGTGATGATGAAGATGCAATTGGTAAATCAAAGAATGATAAAAAGCACATGTCAGAACAAGAAAAAAGTCAATATTTAAAGCAATTATTTGATGCGGTTGACCAGGATAAAGATGGTATGATACTAAAAAAAGAAGCAAGTATTTTAATGGATCACCTTGAGATTGACAAAGAAGTATATGATAGTGTGTTAAATAATATGTCCCCTGCCGGAATGGACTTTAAAACATTTTCTAGTTTGGTAGGACAGCCAATCAAACGTATATTAAAACTTGTATATGAAGATAATGGAAAACAAGGACTAAAACTAATGTATAAGTTGATGGGGTACGATTTCGTAGACAATGACACAAATCAAAAAACCAAAGAACAAATAGAAGCAGAAAAGGAAGCAGAAAAAGCAGCAAAAATAAAGAAAATGTACCCTGAAACAGACTATGATAAATCACAACCAAGTAAAACAAGATATCGGGCAGATTACAAACCAGAACATCCTAGACCAGATAAAGGTGTCCAGTTTTACGATTCTATTTGGGATTTTAGTAAAAAATAATACAATATACAATACCCTAACAACCTACATACTCCCTAACAACCTACCTACTCCCTAACAACCTACCTACTCCCTAACAACCTACCTACTCCCTAACAAATAATTACTATTAATAAATAATAATTATTTTACTTATCGTGCTTGTAACAACTCTCCTCTTCCTCCCATAATAATCAACATATTATACCGCTCTTCAAACACTTTTAAATCATAACTATATTCGTTTAAGTCAGCAGTAGACTTACGAAACCCAATAGGATTGTTGTTTGTGTCACAAATAATATTGATTAATCGTGGTTCTGTATTAATAGGAGGTTCCAATGTGTTAAATTCAAAACTTACCTTTGAAAACTTGTTTAAATTCATTGCTCCAGACGGTTGGTATATACTTCTTTCACTATCCAAACAAAAATTGTAACAGTATAATCCATCCTTTGCGGAACCACTGGTGCGCTTCCATTTTTCCACATATTCGTATATACCAGCATCCATCACATTTTCACGATACACCCCTTGCAATACTACTCCCATATCCACTAAAATTTCTTTTTTATTGTAAAAATAATCACCAATGGCACCAGTAATAAAAAAGTTTCTTGGATTGTTTATACGCCTTCCATTAACAGAAGGTAATACATTTGTTATTTTCTGAGGTTGAATGTTATTATACGTCCAATTGGTGTAATTAGACCATTCGTTTCTAAGATAAACATCATTACGTCTAAACCGAAACATATAATTGACAACCATATCTTTACTATCAAATTCAGTTATCTGTGAACCACCGACAGATAATTGCTCGTATTCGTATATTTGTTTAATCAACAATTTATAAGGTTGTTGAGCAACCATACGTCTTTCGTCCTGACCCAAAAATATATAAGTAGAAATCAAATGAATGTCACTGTTCCAATCGTTTCTGGTTTGGTCATACAATGATAAAGAACCAGATATGTCTTGAGGTGGATTTAAAAAATGCCACATTTGATGATGCAATACATTTGGATTTGGTGCTCTTCTATAACTTATCCCACTTGAACTAGTAACATTGTCAATATCATTTATAGTATAAAGTTTCGAAATAGGTTCAAATGTTATTTTAATATTGATTTCCTGGTATTGTAACGCCACCAATGGAAGTGCCATTTTACTAGAATCGGAAAAAAACAAGTTTAAAGGAATATACAGTTTTCTACCTTGAATAGAAGGTATTACACCCGTAGTATCAACATACATTGAGTTTGGATATACGTTCACGCGATTACCGGCGAATGCTGGATTGTTTAATTCAGCAACATTTCCTGTCATTCTATTCCACAAATCCTTTTTGGAACTACTAAAATCACGCTCCTTTAAACAACTTAAATACTCACCGGAAAATTTACTTAAAATAATTGGTCCAGAATAAACTTCTACTTCACGTATCATGTTGGTTCCCAACTCTTCAATCCAACGAAATTGGTATGGTTTCAATGTATTTGAACCAGTTGGCAATGTTGGGTCAAATTCGTGAAACGGACTCCATATATCTGGTAGTGTAACACATACATAAGAATCATACAACATTTCAGCGTATCTAGGTATTTTAAAATCCAATACTGTAGGTGTATTATAATTTAAAATCCTACTTCCTTTGTAATCAATTCTGAAACGCTGTAATCCAAAGTTAGTATGCTTTTTATAGACGGCTTTAAAAAATGTTTTTTTAGGATTTCCATTTAATATTACATTTTCATTTCCATAAGAGGTTAAATTTAATAATCCACCACCCATTTAATTAATATATTATAATATAATAATTTTAATATTTAATTTCTGTTATAATTAAATCGTGTTTTGACCAATAAATTATATCGAATAAATTATAACCAATAAATTATAACCAATAAATTATATCCAATTATATAAAATATATCTAATTATATATTAAAATGAATCGTGTATCAAAACCAAATTTTTTACCCAAAACAAATATATTAAACTTGAAAAACCCTGGTGCTGTGGGTAATAATATACCTAAAATGGAAGCAGATACAGGTGATTTAATGGAAAATATGGCGAAACAAGCAAAAGAACAATCAGAAAAGTTACAGAGACAAGTAATGGAATATTACAAAGCCATCACAAGTAACAACAGAACATTGTTGCGTTTTATTCTTATTATTGGAGTAATTATCACTATTCTTATTATATTATTTTATATTACCAATCGTTTAAATAAAAGCGCGAAAAATGTAAACAATTTAAAGGACAACGTAAAGAAGTTTCTAACTTTTAAAGAAGAAAATGGTATTAATTCCATTTCTAACTTTACCTATCATGATAGTTATGATAACGTTCATAAACGTCCAACTTCATTGAAGGATTATTATATATTGGGAAGTTACAACAGTTGTTGTGGAGGCGAAGTGTTTAATAATTGGGTGGATGTGGGGATATTAGAAAATACGATTAAAATGGGACCACGTGTATTGGATTTTGAAGTATTTTCACAAAATGGGAAACCGGTTATTGCCGCCAGTTTAAAGAATGCTGCTGGAAATAGTGGTTCTCTTTATTCCAAAGACACATTAAATCATTTAGAAATACCAGAAGTATTGGACACTTGTAAAAAAGCATTTCGTGGTATAACAACACAAAACTCAAACGATTTACTGATATTAAATTTTAGGATAAAAACGATGAATGGTTCTGCTTTAAATACGCTTGCAGATAACATTAAAACTGCTTTTAAATCTCAGTTAATGGATTCTTCGTATGGATACGGTGGTCGTGATAAAAATGTCATCAATGAAAACATTAAATGGTTGAGTAAAAAAGTTATCGTATCGGTGTATGATACTACGAATACTTTTAAAGACAGTGATTTGTATAAAATAACCAATATGTGTAATAATATGGAAGTAAAAGGAATGGGAAGTATGGAGTTTGTTAGAAATTACGATGTTCAGTTTGGAACCGATAAAGAAGAAATGATAAAGAAAAATAAGTTAATGGTTAAAATGGTAATACCAGACGAAACCAATGAAAAGGAAAATCCACCATCTAAACTTCATAGAGAGGGTGGGTGTCAAGTTTCATTGATGCGATTTACATTGCATGACGCCAATTTAAAAGAAACATTGACATATTTCTCCAAAAACAAAAGTGCGTTAGTGCTTAAACCAGACGAACAACGATACAAACCTATAAAGTTGGTTAAACCCAAACCAATGGACCCCCGCGTCAAAAAAGTGTTAATGGAAAACAGTTAAACACATCCGCAATCGCAAACCAACACATAACCACAAAACAACACATAACCACAAAACAATACAATAATACAAAATATATAAAATCTATATATTTTATATACAACATGACAAAACAATCATTCCAAGAAAAGGAATTGGCGATATTAAGAAACGCTGTTGATAATATTGAAAAAAAGACAGGATACAGTCTTCTTAACAATCCTAGCATACAAATCATTATTGAAATCGTCGAACAATTTTTGCGTGATAGAAAGCGTATTTGTTACGGTGGAACTGCTATCAACAATATACTACCATTAGAAGACCAATTTTATGATAAAAAGGTTGAACTTCCAGATTATGATTTTTATTCACCAGACCCTTTAAAAGATGCCAAAGATTTGGCCGATATTTACTACAGCAAAGGGTATGAAGAAGTAGAGGCCAAAGCAGGTATGCATCCAGGAACATTTAAAGTATTTGTAAATTACATTCCTGTAGCAGATATTACTTATTTAGTGGATGATATTTACAAGAATATTAAGAAACGTGCTATTATTGTGGATAGTATTTACTATACTCCTGCTAATTATTTGCGTATGTCTATGTATTTAGAACTTTCACGACCACAAGGAGATGTTAGTAGATGGGAAAAAGTATTGAAGCGTCTTAGTTTATTAAACAAGCACTACCCACTTAAAGGTAAAAATTGCGATAATGAAGAAATACAACGTTTGTTTGAATATGGTGTAAAAAAATCAGTCTCAACGTCTCCAAGTAAAAACGATAATAACGACAACGTATTGTCTCGACTAACTCAAGTAGAGTCGTTGATATTTACAACAACACGCGATGCTTTAGTAGCACAAGGTTGTATCTTTTTTGGAGCATATGCGAATCGAATGATTTTAAAACAACACCCCAATATACGGAATGTCCCTGTTCCTAGAATACCAGACTTTGATGTATTATCATTAGAACCACAAAATACAGCAAGAATTATAAAAGAGCGATTAACAAATATTGGAATCAAGAAGATTAAAATAGTTAAACGTCCCGGTGTGGGAGAGATAATTGCTCCACATTATGAAGTAAAGGTAGGAAGTGAAACACTTGTATTTATTTATGAACCATTGGCATGTCATAGTTACAATGTTATTAAATCAACTGGTAAAAGTATTAGAATAGCAACAATTGATACTATGCTTAGTTTCTATTTATCATTTGCTTATGTTAGTAGAAAGTATTACAAAGAAAACCGTATCTTATGCATGAGTGAATACCTTTTTGATGTTCAACAAAAAAATAGATTGTCACAAAAAGGATTGTTGAAGCGGTTTACAATTGATTGTTATGGCGACCAAATGACTATGGAAAAAATGAGAGCAGAAAAATCAGACAAATACAAAGAATTAAAGAAAAGCAAAGGGAAAAAGGAATATGAATGGTATTTTCTTCGTTATATTCCACATGAAGCGAATGAGTATAAAAATAAGAAAGTAAAGAAAGCAAAAGCAACAAAGACATCAAAAGCAGCAAAGAAAACAAAAGCAGTAAAGAAAACAAGAAAATCCACTAAAAAGAAAACACAGAAAAAGAAATTAACACTACTTTCTCTATTAAGTTAATTAAAACAAATCATATATAACTTACAAATCATATATAACTTACAAATCATATATAACTTACAAATCATATATGATTTTATCTACAATACACTTAAATGATTGGACAATGAATTCAATCCATAAAATCCTATACCAAACAGGGCGGTTTGAACCATATAGCCCGACAGTGTATGGAAACCATCTTTGTTAAACAAAGATGGAAAGTTTCTTATAAATATCTTTTGAATATAAGGCAATTGAAGTAAGAAATACAAAACCATCCCCAATATAGGTGTTTGAAATTCATCGTATATTTGTTCCAAACGTGCATCATTGTTTTCCTTACGTTGGGATTGTTTTACTATTTCTTCAAACGAAGTGTCATCTTCAATATAATTTGCCTTTTCTTCTTCTACTGGTGGAATATGGTTTACTTTAACATTTGGGTCAAAACTTACTTGTGAGTTTTGATTTGGTATATGTTTACTAGGTAATCCAGTTAATTGACTAGCACCTGCTTCTTGTAAACCATTAACAATTTGACTTATCGATTCCTTACTAAGTTCAGTAATAACATTTTTAGATGAGTTTGGTTCACTAACTGTCATTTTAACATTTTCTGCTGGTTTTAATTCATTAGGCAAACTATCAATATCCGTAGTATTTGCTTCCATTTATACATTGATAATAGTAACTAAATTTATATTATACGCATTATTGATTATTCAAATTCAACATATTCAGTATCGTCATTGCACTGTATTGCGCTTGCTGTATAATTATAACATTTATCTTGAAATTTATACGTTTTGTTGTCTATTTTATCAATGGTAGGTGCTTTAAATACAAGACAGTTTCTATCATTGCATACTTTTCTAAATAAGGTAGACAATCCCAACCCCAACAGTATTGAAATAATTATTTTACCAAACCCACTATATATAAGTCGTCTTAAATACATATATAATTTGTAAATATTTTATAAATTATATATCTTAATGTTATACCATTATATATCTCGCTTGTTTTATTATATTATTGAACCTTATATTCTTCTATATCATTTTTATTAGCAGGACAATCAACGGTATGTTCTTGAAACTTAAAACAGTTACCTGCTTTGTCTTTGTATGATAGTTTTTCAGTATTAGATGGGTTTGGATATACATAAATAACACGCTTTTTTGGAGACAAAATATAAGAAAGAAACAAACCAGCAAATAGTGCCAATAAAAATACTTTTATATCTATAAACTTACCTAAATTCATATATATTATACCAAGATAAAGAAAGAGTCAAACAAATAACATTATTTTCAACCAATCAATCAACCAACTAATTAATACACATTTTTAACAATTTCAAATGCGTTAAGAGATACTTGTTTGTTTTCAATAGATACATCTTTAAAATCAATATAAGTTTCCGCATCATCTTCTTTTCTCAAAGGAGGTACAGATTTTATGATACATTCTTGATACTGAATACCCCTCTTTTTAATAAACAAATCTACTACTTGTTTGTGATACTTTTCAAAAGCATCCGCTAAAAATGCCTTGTTTTTGGTTTTATTGTATTCTTTCACTATTTTCCCATAATTACTTAGTGTGGTTTCTATTTCTTTATTAGTAATGGTTATTGCTTCCTTTTTATTGATTTTTTCTTCATATTCTTCATTGGTAACATCATCCTTTTTCTTTACGATAAAAGTGTTGTTTTTTTCATTGTATGTATTGTTTAGTTTTTGTATTTTATTACTAAGAGTTTGCAATTTTGTTTTAAGTTTTTCAAACCTAGTAACTACATATTCTTCATCTTTTAATTGAAAAAGCAAATCCAACTTTAGTTTGATTATATCGCCTTTTATTATTTCGGTTTGTTTGTTAATAGACTTTACTAAATCACCATATAATTTATAATTTGCCAACTTAATATTAATATCTAAATCACAAGGAATCTCTGCTTTACATTTAGCAATAAGATACACCTGAGACCTACCTTGTGTTGGTTTCTCAACTATTCTTGCAAATTCAGTTCCACCCTTCTTTTTACATTTAATACAAACTTTTTTACCGTCTTTTTCCAATATCTTACTTTTTGCTTTCTTAGATAGTTTGTTTTCATATTTTGATTTCAAATCATAGTAATTGTTTAAAGCATCACTATAATCCTTTAATTTACTCATTTACTATTAAATGTTATAAAAATTTTTATGAAGTTTCACAAAATCACTCTCAAATTTAGGGAGATTTGTGATTGTTTCGTTTCTATCCTTTAATTTTACATCAGTAATTTGTTTGATTTTATTTAATATGTAGTGTTTTTTTATATTGTCTCTTTGCTTTAACTCTTCTAAAGTAGGTTTATGTTTCCATTTATAATACAATATACTACCAATAATAATACTAAACAATGCAAACAAAGCAATATTAATATTAATCTTCTCACTTACTTGTTTTTTGTTTCTACAGTTTTTAAGTGTTTCGTTTAAGAAATACTTAACCCCTGGTTCAATCAATGTTGGTTTATTCATAGTAATATATTAATAATAAACAAATAATATTACAAAACTTTACAAATAACCTATTTAATTATTATACAATTAATATATATTACATGTTTACTTTTCTACCAGTTCATTTATTAGTAATTACGGTATTTTTTATATTTCGCTTTTACAATCATAAAATATCTAGTTATTCACCTGATTTAATGCTTCCTTCTAAAAGCGCCTTACCAAAATATATGATGGTTCCCTTAGTATTAATTGTTATGTTTATTATACAAAGTGTAAGCAATCGTAAACAACTTTTAGAAAGATGTAATGTTGACATGACTCCAACCGCAGTAATGACTTCAGCAATTACTATATTTTTAATATTTGGATTTATAGTTACACTTGTTGAAAGTATTCCTATATTGAAATCACCATTCGATAATACATTTGGTTACTTTTTTTGTGGTTTAAATGTAGAAACCATAAGAACCATAGTAAACAAAGTATACACCCCTAATGCACGCAATGACGATTCCAGTGTACTTGAAACGATTTTAATTGATGAAGGTTTAATGATTAATACAGTTCGCCCAACTAATTTTCAAATGAAATTATTACCATTAAATATCCCAAACACAAAGCAAATGAATGATATTATGATGAAGTATTACAATTTAGTCCTCAAAAAAGATTTAATTGGAACATTTGTATTTTATGTATTAGCAGCAGCGTTGGCTGTATTAATAAATAGCGAATCCATGAATAATATTAAGTGTAAGAAAACAGACGAAGACATCGTTAAAAACCTAAGTTCCATTGATGTAAATCAGTTGTAAATCTTATTACATTACATTACATTATATACAAGTAATGATATTTAATACAAAATTTTAATATCATTATTTAATATCATTTTATTATAAATGGATGCATCTGAAACAACACAAATAAAAAATGAATCTAATAAAAAGATAAAAGAAGGAGGAGTAAGTAATGGTAGTATTGGAGGAATTTACCTAATATTAATCATTGTTTTAGCTTTTATACGTTATCGAATGACTCGTATCAAAGATTATGCAAAAGATATGATGTTACCAAAGAAAAACTTTCGCCCATTTGTATTAGTTCCCGTATTAATAGGTATATTTACCATATCACAAGGATTTATTAATTCTACTGTGTTAAAAGGAAGATGTGGTAACCCTATGTATATTGAAGCATTTAGTACCGCATTAGTTACTATGATTTTTATATTTGGTATTATTGGTTCAATTATAGAAGCGTTTCCATCATGGAAGCGCCCTTTCTACAATACATTTGGTGCTTTGTTTGCAAGACTTAAAAAAACAACCAAACAAGAAATAGCAACCAAAGTGCTTATACCAAGTTTAAAGAAAAAAGACCCAAATCTAAGTGAAAAAATAAAAAAAGACATCAATATAATTCTTAAGGAAATTAATCCTTATAACTTCCAATTGTTTATGAATAATTTAAATGTTCCTATAAATGATACAACAAAACAATTATTAAAGAAATTATATAATCTTTTCCTTAAAAAAGATATCATATCTACTACAATTTGGTATATATTAACTATTATTTTAGTTGTAACAATTAATATGAATACTATTATTGGTATGCCATGTGATAAACCAATTAAAATTTAAATAAATTTAGGCAGTGTCAAGTAATACATTATAAATAGATAGCATAATATAGCTAAAAATATAGTAACCAACCAAATAGGCAATACTGTCTTTTTTCTAGATGCCAATCCAAATTGTCTTAATGAACCATCCTTTTCGTAAATGATAGAAGGTTTTACAATTTGAATAACAGCAAATAGCATAATAAATAAAACGATAGATACTGATGTAATATTTTGTCTAATAAACAGTCTGAACATTATTTTATATATACTGATAATAATAATTTATTATTAATTTATTATTATCCTAATGATTTATCATTCTATTGATTTATTACTAAATTAAATTTATTATAAAATTGATTGTTTTCACATACAATAAATAAATGTATAAATACCAAAGATTACTATGACTTACTTTACAAAATCGCAATTAAAAGAAATCATACAATGGGCATGTAATAAACCAATGCCTATTATTAAAAAAGAAGGAGTTACTATGAAACAATTACTGGTGGAAAACCAAAAACAAGAAAAAATATGGGGAAACACTCTTATCAATCAAACAAATAATGGTCAATGGACCACTTTATTGGGAGAAAGAAGTGTGTATGATGTATTGTCTCTTTTAGGTCAGAATCCAAAAAAGGTTAAAAAAATGAATGGATTTCAACCAGATTGGGAATGTGATGATTATATGATTGAAGTAAAAACATCGAATTGGTGGGTGCATGGAACTGCTGGTGAAAAGGTATTAGGTACCTTTATTAAGTATCAAAATATCCCTGAGATGTATGGAAAACCATTGAAAATTATATGCATAGCAAATCAAGAACACGAATTAACTTATGGTAAAACTAAATATTTTGGTGATGTTACATCAAAAACAAAACAATTGTTGGATTTAGCATCGTATTGGGGTATTGAATATGTAAAGTTTAGTGATTTTGTAAAACCAGTAATAGAAAAATTAGATTAGATTATAATAGATTAGATTAGATTATAATAGATTATAATAGATACTATCAATTATAAATTATTACCTCCTTTGCCTTTGCTCCTGGATTTTTGGAGTTAATCGCTCTTCTAGCAATGATTTCTTCACAATTAAATCCTTTAAAACTATCAGTAACTATACTAACATTTGAATTACTTAGTATAAATTTAACACTTTTTTTATGTAAATTTTGGATGTTTTTAAACAATTGTTGATGATTTTCCAGTGTAAACCCACACTTGTTGTATTTTACAAATGATGTATCTGTTTCTGGAGCATACGGAGGGTCTAAATATACAACATCATTTCCGCGTATTTTTTTCATTGACTCGTTGAAATCCAAGCACTCAAATTCAACATTTTCAATTAATATGCTAACATTATCCAATACCTTTTTTGTTATTATAGTTGGTGTTTTTTTATAATGACCATATGGAACATTGTATCCATTTGGTCCTTCCCTATACATTCCTCTAAAACACAATTTATTAATAATCATAAATAAGGCACTACCTTCTACCGATGTTTTATCTATATTATTAAATTTACTTCTCAACCAATAATAGTAACTTTCCTTTGATGTGGTTGCTTCTTTTAAGTTTATTGGTTTACGGTTTATAGTATCACCTGTTACCCCATCGTATTTATTCATATAATTTGTTATAGTATCAAATAATACTTCTTTGTTTGACTGTATATTTTTATACACATATATCAATGCCTTATTTAAATCATAAGCATATACTTTATGGTTGATGTTGATTTTACCTTGTTTTTGCAGTGATAACAATGCCAATAACACGCTACCTCCACCTAAGAATATTTCATGATAGTTTTCAATAGTATTTGGTATTTTGGCTAATATTTTGTCCATTAGTTGTGTTTTACCACCAACCCATTTTAAGAAGGGTTTTTGTATTGTAATACTCATTGTGTTTTATGTTTTATGTTTTATGTTTTATGTTTTATGTTTTATGTTTTATGTTTATATCGTGTAATAATAATTATTATATTAATTATTATTAAATCAATTTTTTATATATATATTCATCATTCAATACATTTTATTTATATCACCATTCAATACATTTCATCTCCGTCCATCTCACCAAAGTCATCGTCTTCACCCATTGCCATCATATCTTGCATCATTTCTTGTTGAACCAATTGTTGTTCTGCTTGTTCTTTCATCATATCTTCCATTATAACATCTTCTTGAAATTTATCTATCTCTCCCTCTTTGTTTTGAATAATTTTTCTAGTTTCCATTTCTTTTTCTTGTTCATCTACTTCTCTATCATATTGAGATGGGTCGTAAATGTATAATGCTTTGGTTTGACCTAAATTCCAATCCCCTAATCTTAAATTTTTCATATAATCTTCTGACTTTCTGTCTTCTTTACTCATATTCTTTAAACGCTCTACTATTCCAGTTTTTTCCATTTCTTTTACATTTAATACATTGTTTTGTATTTCTTCCATGGAGTAATTAATATTTGATTTTTGATGATGCAACACTTCCAAAACAACTGTCATTAATTCACTCATTTTATCGAGTTGTGTTTCGTTGCTTTCCTCGAATACATTTTCTTCAATATCAACACTTTCGAATGGTTTGTTTATTTTGGCAATTGGTTCCAAATCAACGTAAAGTATAAGTGTTTTTAACAAAAGATGTGTATAAAGATTTTTTGAAATAGTAGTATTTAATATAGACTGTTTTATAGATTTGTTTCCTACAATATCACTATATGTTGGTATAAATTTCGCGAATTCGCATACAAGTTTACCTTTCTTTACCAATTCATTCAACAATGGTTCTATCATATCATCCTCACTAAACTTATTAAACTTTCCCAATTCCATTTCTGCTTGCTTGCTTAATTTCAGATTGTGTTTTTCACTTAAATTCCAGAAAGGGTTTTCAACATTTAATCCTGAAAAATTAATTTTACCCAATACCAATTGTGGAAATTGTTGACTTACTTGAATCAAGCATTTCTTTAAAAACTCAAGACCAAACATATTGGTTTCGTCTTTGTTTGTAACGTGTTCTGCACCTTTTCTTTCTTTAAAATCACCTATTGTTTTGATAAATTCCACTAATTTTCCCTTCTTTGACTTAGTTTTTTTAATATAATCACCTAGTAGATTTATCATATCTGTGTTTTTACTTTCCAACATAAGCATAGCATCCTTAATATCGTTGTCTATTTCTTCACTATAAGTCAAGTCAAATCTATCCAAGACAGATTTTAATGCGTCGATTATTTCTTTATCTAATATCTCTCCCATTTCATCAGTAAAAATATTTTCTTCCAACAATTTATTTTCAAATTCAACTTTGGGAGAGATATGTTTGTTGTGAAACCCTTGATGTATAATATTTCTCTTTGCTATTACATTCATTAATTCAATAAGTGAATCACTAGAATAATTACCTTCTTCTTGCTTCATTATTGCAATTTTATCTTTTAAACTATCATATATGTTAAACGAACTTTCATTGGTAACACACAATCGTTGAAGTTCATCATCTAAAATAGCACCTGTGTTGTATTTACAATACTTGATAAAAGCAAGATAAATTGTGTTTTCACTATACGTAGTATCTACAGATGGATAAAACAACTTTGTATTTTCATCATTGTATAAAAAAGGTGCTTTCTTTATTTTCATATACCGTTCAAGTTTAACCATCATGTCGCGAATTTCATTATTACGTTGAATAATAAGTGGTTCTTTGTCCGTAAAATAAGAGTAATTGTTTTTGGTTTCATTACAACAAGCATTTTCCAGAAAAGGAACATTGTTTATGGTATTTAACTGTAATTCTTTATTGGATACAACACGCTCCATATCTTCTTGAATTAAAAACGATTGATTGGTAATCTTACCCATTAATGAAAATATGTAAGAAAATTGGTTTAAATTTCCCTTAGCAATACTTTCCTTCAACAATCTATCAAAGTTACCAGACACACCTCTTGTATCATCCACTGTTACACGGTTTAAGTATGGTAAAAACGTATCCCAACGTTTCATATCAAATTCTTTTTTACCAATAGATAATTCTTGATTTAATATCAACCAATCACGCTTTTCTTCTAATTTATTTAATATGTCTGTATTTACAAGTATTTTATCTTTCATAAATTTCATCACCTTTTCCACAAACTTGTCCTTGATTTCATTGAAGTTAGAACGTCTTGTTGATGGAAGAACATTCCAAGGACGAACACTGCTTTTTAGTTTTAAAAACAAGCAAGTAATGTAAGATACGATAGAACTATCGCCACCTTCTTCCAAAGGAAACCCATCAAACGACATCACACAACCTTCATACGTAGGCGCATAATCCATATGTGGAGTCATCAACTGTATCCCAACAACATACAACCCAATTAAAAGAAAGATTTTTATTTCATCTTTATATTTTTTGTATGGGGATACCTTTACCTTTCCTTTTGTTTTCAACTGTTTCATTTTCGCCAAATACTTTCTTTCGCTTAAAACATACTTTTTCATAAATAAAATCATGTATTTAATGATAAACTCATGTTGTTGTGAAGTATTTACCTTTAATTTTGTATCCAATGTTTTCAATATCTTTTTCATTTCCTTGATAAAGACCGCATGTTTTTTCTGAACTTGAAGACCACTTACAGCAGTAGTCATTACAATATCCTCTTCTTCTTCCATTACTTCACGTGTTACACGTTTAAAACCACTTTCTTCGTATCCTTCATTTTCATCATATTGTAATTTCTTAATCACATAACCACTATATTTATCAACAATATTATCACCATCACTGGTTCCTCTATCACGTTCAATTTCACGCAAAGCAGTAAGGTATGTTTTGTTTTGAAATGCCAGTGCCAAATCATAGTAAAAGGTTGGAAGAAGAGGAACATTTGTTTCTACACAATAAAACCAATGAGGGGATTCATTGTTTAAGGACGTGCGACAGTAAGCACCCACAAAATCAATAATATGCGACATCTTTGAAACCATATCATATTCCCCCAATATCTTGTTTTTCAATCCTTCGTATGGTGATACAACGACTTCTTCTGCAGAAAGCATTTTACCAATATTGATTTTTTGAATATCATACTTTAAATCACGTTTTTTGTTTTCAAGTTTCATCATAGAAGCAATGCTTTCACTTTTAGCTATATCTTCTGAAATCTTTTTACTAATTTCTTCTCTGGATTTCTCTTGTTTTTCTTCATAATGTTTAATTAACTCATCTACTGACATTTCCCTCACAGCGTCTTCTTGATTTTCCTTGTTCATACATTCTTTGTTAATTTTAAGACAACTTTCCTTTAAATTACAGAAACCCATCTCTTCAACTGGTTTGTTTGACATTTCTTCGTTTAATACCCATTTGTTTTCCTTGCGTTCATAATAATGCATTTCATAACCATTTGGTTCTAAAATAGCATAATCTCCTTCTTGAACACTTTTATAACCATCAATCATACTTTGAGCATCTACTTCTGCTGTTTTCTTTTCAATTCCCACATTTTTAATTAAATGGTCAACCAAATCAGCATATTTTATGTTTTTCTCTTCTGCCAACTCATCATAAATATCGTATCGAGTGGTGTCGTATTTCTCATCATAAACAACATTTTTGTTGTTGTCTTGTAAAAGGTCATCTATATCGTAGTATTTTTTAGACAAGGTGATTTCCTTAGTTACTGGTTCACATCCTTTATTATCTTGTTCTTTTTCGTCTAATTCCTTTTTAAGGTCCATCAATACTTCAGGGTTTAAGTTGGTGGTTTCACCTGACAGTTCGTTATGTATTTCCTTTGCAACTAACGACATCATCAATCTACTATCATCCAATTGATACATTTTTCTGAAAAACTGCATATCAGTTTCTTCCTTAATATTGTATAACGTCTTAATAGTGTCAGAAGCAACATACTTATCTAAAAAACTTACTTTTTTATAGTTTCTAATAAATTTAATGTAATTGTTGTATTTAATGATGTTTTCCAATTTCTTTTTTTTGTATGCCTTTATTTCAGACTCAACAAATTCTTTGATGTTTAAGTAATCATTATAAACAATGTCTTCGCTGTATACGTTGTATGGGTTTAAATAATCTACAACACGTCCAATGGAAACACCGTTTTTAATTTCCCCTTTTAATTTCTTAAACAAATCACCTACACGAAGGGTTGCGTTTCCTACAATCTCGTTCCATGCTTCATTTTTGTTTTCATAATCGTATGTGTCTGTTTTTTTGTAATGATACACAACATTATTGAAAATATCAACAGGCGAGCTTAAATCGTTTAATATAACCTCTGTATTTTCGTTCAATATTTCACCATAATGGACTTGACTTCCATGATGATTAACACGAGACAACAAAGAATTGTTTACATCGTACAGTTTTGAATACTGCATAACATCATATGGTAATGTAATCAATCCTTTAATGTGTAACATATCATTGTTCGTGATATTTGCTCGTTGTGTACTTATAGGTATTGATTTAGGACAACCAGGTGTTTTATGGTGCGTTGGTTTTATTTTAGTTAATCCTTCACCCACTTTATCTACTATAAACCGCTGTTTTTTTCCAACAATAGACAAGTCTGTACCAATCTTTACAACATCCGCATTGAAACTGTAAAAATCACCCAAACTATCTATTATCACATTGTTACTTTGTGTTTCTACGTTTTTAAGTATTTCAAATGAATCATCTGGTTTGTCATAGGTTTCAAATGGAAGATTTTTGTAAAGGTAATCGTATTTGTTTTGTTCGTCTGGAATTGCGTTTGATTTATACTCATCTTGTAGTCGGTTGATATCATTTAATACATCGTATGTGTTTTTACTTACATAATCCCCTTCTATATTTGTAAACAAGTGTTTTTTGGTTTCTACTACGGGTAACGCCCAATAAATAGAATGTTTTGCAACCCGTAAAGAGTCTGAAATTGGTTTGTAATCGCTTGTTTTGTATTTTATATCAGAAAGGTATCCCAATTCATCAAAACTTGAAAACTCTTCTCGTAATTCCTTGTATCGTTCCAACATAGTGTGTAATTGTCTAAGAAACTTAGAACTTCTTTTGGAAGATGGAACACTTGCTAATAAATCGTCCATTAAATCAGATATTTGGTCGTTAATATCGTATATTTTCTCTCCCTCCACAACTTCTACTTCTTCACTAATTTCGTCAAGTTCTTCATCAATAAATTCAATATCCTTGATATCAATTAAATCTTCTTCTAAATCAATCTTCTCATCTGGTTGCATAATATCATCTTCATCTTCCTCTTCTTCTACTATGTCTTCTTTATCTTCTTTTTTATCTACCACTTCACCACTTACAACCTGTGCTTCTTCGTCTTTAACGCCATCGACATCACCATCTTTAACTATCTCTCCCTTTTCCCCAATAACATCTAATTTTTGCTCTGATAATTCTTTTTCACTATCCAATTCAATCTTTGGTACAATTTTTCTTGGAACGGAAAAATCGCGTATAGATTTAATTGGTAAATCTCTTGGAATACCCTTGTATTCAAAATCAATGTAAAAATATTGTTTATCAGGGTAACTTTCAACTTCTATTCTGTCTTCTTCTAAATTGCTGATTTTACCATTTATAATAGTGGGAACTTCACCACCAAATTCAATAGTAATGTGTCTACCGACTACCAAGTTATTTTGTCTAGCAAAACCTTGTTCTTCTGGTTTATACAATATTTCTATTTTTTCAATGGACTCTTCTGTTAAAAACCCTTCCTTAACATTGAAAACCATTTTTTGTAATGTTTTTTGTTCTATTAACTCAATCATTGTTTTGTCAATGTAGTTAATCAAATAAATCTTCTCGTGAATATCAGCATTGTCTGGAGCTATTATCTTAATAACTTGCCCCAAAGACAATAACAGTGATTTCGACATATTTTTTTCCATTGTCTTATAAAATAATTAGAAATTATATTCAATAATTTATTGCTGTTAATTATTAATTTATTGCTGTTAATTATTAACAAAATTGATTTAAATAAATACAAACATAGTATAATCAATACCATAACTTATTAACGAATCATGTACAATTTACGAGAATACTTTGATTTTACCCGCATTAATGATAAGGAGTATTGTGACTCCAAAGACTTGACTGTTAAAAATATTAACGGTTACCATCTTATAAAATATAAAAAAAATAAACTAACCAAAGATAATATTGAAACATTGGGACTGTTTCGTTCAGTAATTGTAGATGATTCACGAATCATTTCATTTTCACCACCTAAATCATTGACAGAAGATTACTTTGATGATTGGATAAAACAAGAAGAAAAACAATACATTGCTCAACCATATATTGAAGGAACTATGATAAACATGTTTTGGTCTCCTAATATTGATGATTGGGAAATCTCTACAAGAAGTAACATTGGAGCAAACTGTCATTACAATATGGACAATAATATAACATTTCGAACAATGTTCTTGGAAGCGATGATTTATTCAAACGTAGAATTTGATAGTTTCAACAAAGATTATATTTATAGTTTCGTGATGCAACATCCTAAAAACAAGCGTGTTGTTCCAGTAAGCAAACCATGGATATATTTGGTTAATATCTATCAATTGGTTGAAAATTATTGTGTTGTTCCGGTTACCACAGACGGTGGAGAAGAAGGGGATTGGTTTAATTTCCGCAACGTTCAAATACCTTCTTATGTTCCAGACATTACTTCATACAAGGGATTTATGAAATACATGAACGATTTAATTGATGCTGACCATTCATATGTTTACCCTGGTTATGTAATTAAAACATCGGATTGTGTTAGGCGACTAAAAATAGTGAATCCTTCGTATGAATATGTTAAAAATATCAAAGGAAATACAACAAAAATACAATTTAGGTATTATGTTTTAAGACAAGAAGGTAAAGTAAGTGAATACCTTAATTACTTCCCTGAATTTAAAAACAAATTTCGTCAAATGAGAAATGATTTACACAATTACACTTCTCAATTATATGCTATGTATGTATCATGTTATATCTTAAAAGAAAAAGAACTAATAAAGTTTCCTAAACGATTTAGAACAAATATGTTTAACTTACACGCATCTTATATTGAAACCAGCGAGAAAGTTACATTTAAAAGAGTAGTTGAATATGTAAATTCAATGGACCCCGCTCTTTTAATGTATTGTATGAATATGGACTATGCCAGAAATGAAAATGCCAAAAAAGTATTTACAGAAATGTCTTCTACATCAACCACACAACAATCATAAGCATCACAAAACAATAACAATAAATAATATCAACAACTATAAATAATATCAACAACTATAAATAATATCAACAACTATAAATAATATCAACAACAATAAATAATATTTAATAAAAGCAATTAAATATTATTCATAAAGTATTTTTTATATGAGAATTGATTACACACCTCAACTTGATTTTAAAGATGTATTAATTCGTCCAAAAAGGACAACCATATCGAGTCGTTCTCAAGTTTCACTAGAAAGAACATTTACCTTTCCTAACACTAAAACAAAGTGGACTGGTGTTCCAATAATTGCTGCCAATATGGATACTACTGGAACATTCGAAGTGTATGATATATTGTCACAATTTAAAATGATTACTTGTTTTCACAAACATTATACAGTTGAAGATTTTAAAGTGAGGGGACGTTTAACATTAAACCCTGATTATTTTATGATATCAACTGGAATTGGAGAATCATCACTCCACAAATTAAAAGAAATAATAGATTATACAGATGCTAAATGGATATGTATTGATGTTGCTAATGGATATATGAATCGTGTTGTAGAATATGCTAGTAAGGTTCGTGAAATTTTTCCTGATAAAATCATTGTAGCTGGTAATGTTGCATCTAAAGAAATGGTTGAAGAATTTATCATAAATGGTAAAGTGGATGTTGTAAAAATAGGTATCGGACCTGGAAGTGCTTGTTTAACAAGACGTAAAACTGGTGTTGGTGTTCCACAATTATCCGCTATTATTGAATGCGCTGACGGTGCTCATGGTGTAAATGGTTGTATTGTAGGAGACGGAGGTATCACCAGTCCTGGAGATTTGGCAAAAGCATTTGGTGGAGGAGCAGATTTTGTAATGATAGGAGGACAATTTGCCGGACATGATGAAAACCCTGGTGAATTGGAAGAAAAGGATGGAAAAAAATATAAATTATTCTATGGAATGAGTTCAGAACATGCAATGAAAAAACATTATGGAAAAATGGAGTCTTATCGCTCATCCGAAGGTAGAGTTATTCGTGTTCCTTATAAAGGCGAACTAAAAACAACTGTTCAAGATTATCTTGGAGGATTACGTTCTACGTGTGCTTATATTAACGCTCATTCTATTAAAAACATTCCTAAATGCACAACCTTTTTAACGGTTGGACAACAATTAAATACTCACTTTGAAAAATAAAAAATAAAAAATAAAAAATAAAAAATAATTATAATTAAACCCCAAAAAGACACAAAACAAAAATGAAATAAAAATTAATAAATTATATTTTATTAATTTTTATTATTTTACACCTAACCTATTGAAAGTTGGTTTTTATTTCTTTAAACACATTGGCCGCAATAATACATGAATTATGTAAGATTTCAACAACATTTTTAACATTAGCAACATCATCGTTTTCCTTTGAAAACGCAATTCTAATAATAGAATTGTCATCATGAGGATGCTTCTTTGAAAATCCAACAAACGACAACAAACCCTTTCTATAATAAGAGTAATGCATCACATACTCCAATACTTTCCCAATGGTATAATCTTCATTATACAATATAATATCAAATGAGTTCTTTAAAGCAACAGGCATTTCTTTAATCGAAAACAACTTACTATTTTCACTGGAATTTTTCATTTGATTTAATTTCAACAACAATATATCACAAGCTTTTCTAACAATGTCTTTGTTACTGTAAATTCCCAACGTTTCTACACAAAAGTCATACGAACCATCCTTGGTGTATCGTAACCCTTCATGATTAAACCAATTCTCCTTTTCATAACTTATTTTTTCTTGAATAGCATTGGCATCGATTTCCTCTGTGGTTTCCATCATTTTGTTTTCTATTTTCTCCCATTCAGCATTTTGCTTTACCTTGTCCACAGCATATTTGTAAGCACAAGAGGAAACCACATTATACATACCGTTTACCTTAGCATTACTGATATTTAAATCACAACTTAATTTTAAACGTTCCCCCTTTATATCCTTTGATATTTCTGGTTTTAAACGAGCAAATAAAATATACGATTTTGTTTGTTTGTTGTAAGGAAACAACTCTCTTACTTTATTTTCAGGAAGTTCTTTATTGGTTTTTTTATCTACCAATTTAAAATCCTTAGTAGTAACGTATTCAATACTATTAGATGTATTTTCACGGTCCAATACCATTCTTAAATCCTTTACACTGTCATCTAATTCATTCATAAACACTGGAATACAACCCAACCGTTGTTTAATAATTTCATTATTAAACATTGAAGTATTTATTTCAATATCAATGGCGTCATCACTTGTATCCAATATAGCAACATCAATGTCTGCCATAATAGTTCTTCTCAACCCATTTACGATACTTACATTTGTATTACTTATATTAAATTTCAACATATCATGTTCTTCTAAAATAGCATCTATTTTAGGTAAAGGTATAGAACTTAGATATTGTTCTTGAGTTTGATTATTCGATAAAGATTTAGAAGATTCCATTATTATATAAAATACATATAAATTATTATATTTATATCAATTTTATTGTTATGATTTCACAATATTTGCTTATGATTTATAGTTACTTTATTTTCACATTCATTCAGATTCACATGATTTCGTTATATTTTTCTTTTAAAAACAATTGGTTAGTATAAATGAGTTCAGTATTGTATTACAGTAAGTATTGTAAAAATTGCGATGCTATTATTTCAAAATTATCCAAAACAAGTGTTCAAAAAGATATTCATTTTGTTTGTATCGATAAACGTGTAAAGGAAGGTAACAAAATATACTTGTTACTAGATGGTGGAAAAAAGGTATTGCTTCCTGAAACAGTAAGAAAAGTTCCGGCAGTTTTACTATTATATCAAGGATATCGTGTATTGTATGGTAAAGATATCATGAATTATTACCAACCAAAAATCAATGCTGAAACAGGAGTAGCTACTAAAAACAATGAAGAACCGTCTGCTTACTCTTATACTGAAATGGGAACCAATATGTCAGACGATTATTCTTATTTAGACCAAACAAGTGATGAAATGGCCGCAAAAGGAGAAGGAGGAACAAGACAAATGCATAGTTTTATGCTTTTAAATGGTTCCCAAACAATTGAAACCCCACCAGAAGACTATATACCAGACAAAGTTAGAGAAACTGACCTTGAAAAGTTACAAAAGCAAAGAACGCTTGATATAAAACATTAAACAATCACAATCACAATCACAATCACAATCACAATCACAATCACAATCACAATCACAATCACAATCACAACTATTTAATTTAAACTAACTAAATTAAATAATTATTATAATTACTTAAAAATGTATATGTAAATACATGTATATGGACAAAATATCATTATCAAAGGCATTTTCTACACATTTTATGGAATTTTTAAATGAGATGACTACTTTGTTTCCAAAAAATGTAGAAATAAGAACATTTAAAACTGCTGTTGGACAAATAAAGCGTGTAAATCCAAGTAAACTAATTAAAACATGGTATAGCGTAGTTACAACTAGGTTTAAAGATGAGATATATTCTGAAAATTTTAGTTTTTTTGAAACCAAAGATTATACAAATGACCTTAAAAATACTCATTATGACAATGATGGTATTCACAAGTTTATTAAAGACATGAGAATGACATCAAATACAATGACTAATGATAACAAGAAAAAAACAATGAAGTATTTAAGTAATTTAACCAAAATGAGTGAATTGTATGCCACCCAATAATCACAACAAATACAACAAATACATATTGTTTTAAACATTATATTTTAAAACAATAACATCAACTTTGATTTAAAAATATACATAGTAAATTCTTATATATGACGGATGTATCAAATAATGATAACTCTGAGATTCCAACGGAATTTAGAAACCTTATGAATGATTTTATGGGGGATATTTTGACTAGTTTTCCTGAATATGCTTCTACTATTGAACCATACTCTATTTTAGACGATAAAAAAACATTATCTTATTTGTTTGAACATTGTAAAAAGATATATCCAACACGTTTTTTTGATATTTTATACAACAATGACGAAATGTTTGCTGACGACGACATTAATACAGAGTTTCTACCAAACATAGACTTTTCCAAAATCTGGAAAGAAAACTTAACCGACAAAACAAGAAACATTATCTGGAAATATCTACAACTTATTTTGTTTTGTGTTATCCAAAACGTAGACGATGCTTCTCATTTTGGAAACAGTGAAAAACTATTTGAAGCCATAGATGAAGACGAATTTAAAAAGAAAATAGAGGAATCCATGGAAGATATTGGAAAGTTTTTTGAAGAAAACGATACAATGTTTAAGGAAACAAAGCAAGGACATCAATCTGATGGAAGTGGAAACGACTTTAATATACCAGACAGTGAAAAAATTCATGAACATATTAATGGTTTGTTAAAAGGAAAATTGGGAAGACTTGCTTCTGAAATCGCAGAAGAAACAGCAACTGAAATGCAAGTAGATTTGTCAGGAAGCAATGATGTAAATGATGTCTTTAGCAAACTTTTCAAAAATCCCACCAAACTAATGAAAATGGTGAAATCTATTGGTTCCAAAATAGACCATAAAATTAAATCTGGACAAATCAATGAATCAGAACTTATGAAGGAAGCGGGTGATTTGATGCAACAAATGAAAAATATGCCAGGTATGAAGAATATGGACAAGATATTTAAATCAATGAACATGCCTATGGGTGGGGCAAAGATGAACTTTGGTGCCATGCAACAAAAACTAAACGCAAATATGAAAAAGTTTAATCAAAAAGACCGTATGTTAAAGAAATTACAGAAGCGCAAAGATAAAAGAAAACAAACTACTAACTTAAATGCTAATTTACAACAAGCAAAAACACATCAAGAAATACAAGCAGAAATAGAAAGCATATACAAAACATTTACTACTGATGGAGATAAAATGCAGAAAAGTATGAAACCTAACAAAAAGAAAAAGAAAAACAAGAAGAAAAAGAAGAAAAAACAAGTAGAACAATAACCAACATACAACATAACACACCAACATACCAAACAACCATACGATAATAAAAAAATAAAAAAATAACTATTTACTATATACTAATGGATATTGATAAATTTTGGTTAGATGACCCGTTAATTATTTTTAAAAAGGAAAGAATATCTGAATTTTGGCCTGATAAACAATTTAGTGCTTCTAGAAAACTAAATGCTAT